CTTCTGAATGCATAGCAGCACTTGTAGCGCCGCCGCAGGGGTGCCGGCAAAGCACCCCCCTGCAACTGCTAACTCACGAGCAGGTTGTTGGATTGCCAGTGAGCGGTCTCGACTGGAAAGTCCAGCCGTCGAGACCTTCGGTCAGAATCTGGCCAAACGTCTCGGTCCCAAGCGTAAGGAACGCATGGGTGCCCGAATGAGGCGTTGCAGGACTATCCTGCAAGGTCTCAAACTGCACACCACGGTGATTCACCGTCTGTGTGCTATGCAATTCGAGGCCCTGAAAAGGGTTTCGAACTTCGTTGAAAGCATAAGAGACAATCTTATGTTTTCGACACCGGATTGCATGTCCCGGCCGAGCCACGTCAAGAAAGTCTTGTCGTGGGCCTATTCGATAGGGTCTTACCGCACCGATTCCGGTGTTAGGCAGTGGAAAGCGTTTGCAGCACTTTTGAAGTGGCATTCGTTTTCCTCTGAGACCCCCAAACCGGAGAACCCAACAGATTTCCCCGGTTTCGGCGAAGAGCTAGAGGAGGATTTCTCCTCGTTCTGGCTCACCCTCTGCCCTTGGTTAAGAACCATAGTAGGGGAGGGAGGTGGTTCTCGATCCAAGTTAGACTTGAGCCGAGTTGGCCATTTGTCATCCACCCGCGGGTTTCCCCCCGGAGATGCAAATACACGTAGAAAGGCGTTAGCAACGCACCTTTCGGTGTTGAGTCAGCCACCGCCCCTAGAGAGTGGACGTCCGCAGCTTCTGCGGAGTCTCTCCAGAGTCCTCGGAAACCAGCTGAAAGAATACGTCGGCAGCAGTGCCGCGCATCTTTCTCTGACTTCCTCGTCCTCCTATGACTTCCCAGTCAAAGAGGGCGGGAGGGGAGCTGAGATAGCTGTTAGCTTTCGTCAGTTCCTTGAGCGCGTCCCCACTGTGACAGTGGAAGGCGAAACGCTCCTTGGAAAACCATACAGCAAAATGTGTGGTTTTCCCGTATGGATGACCATGTGCAGGGACAATGCAATGGAATTCATACAGGGCCTGCCCCACGACGAGGATGGGGCTCTACAAGCCTGTGTCCAGGCGGGAGAATCCCGTCAGGACACGTTCTTCGACTTTGAAAATTTCAAATACGAAGATCCGCTCTACGCCCTTGACAATGTCACAGGGTACCAGATGCACCAATGGGCAACTGAAGAGCTTCTCGCGCGCCAGATCTTATCCGGCCACGAGAACGACCCCCAGAGCCTGCGCTTCACAGGCGAGGTATTACCTCTTATCCGGCGGTCTGCGATTGGCGAACCCGGCGCAAAAAGTCGGGTAGTCACTGTTGCCGAAGCTTGTCTTACAATCTTCCTGCAACCCTTCTCTCATCATATCATGGGTATCCTTAGGACCCATCCTTCGGCCACGACTGGTCTTACCAGAGCCGCCCAAGGATTTGAATATGCGAAGGCGCTCCACTTCAAGAGAGTTCCTGAAGTGGACGTAAACGATCTAGCTCTGAAGATGTTATCTTCAGATCTAACCACTGCCACAGACTATTGTCTGCACGAGTACTCCCAAGCAATGCTTGAGGGGTTTCTCGAGGGTATTGGTCAGGTAACACCTTACCATACCTTGGCTACACAGTTACTGTGTAGTGGCCGAGTTCTAGTCGAAAACGGAACGAGAACCGAGACATGCCGGGGAATCCTGATGGGAGACCCAGGCTCCAAAGCTGTCCTTACCATGCACAACCTTTGTGCTGAGGCTGAAGCTTTGGTTCGGTTTTCGTCGTCTGATCCTGATTTATCAAATCAGGCGCTGACGGCCCGCGTGGACAAGATGCAACGCATCCCTGGTCACTGGTGGAGGCAATTTGCCTGCGCCGGCGACGACCACGTGGCCATCGGTCCGGAGAGCTACTTACGGTTAATAACCGCGAGCCACTCACGGAATGGAATGGCGGTCAGCTGGCCTCAGAACTTTGTTTCAAAGATCGGGGCTGTCTACTGTGAAGAGAACCTCTTCATCAGAGACTTGGGCCCCAGAGAGATCTTCCAAGGGAAGCCTCTCTGGAAGCTAGACTACGAGACTCACGTCCACGTAGATATAATCAAGCTTCGACTTTTGTCTCCGTGCTCGAAGGAGCATGAAGGAAAAGACGAGCCCAATCCCGGGATAGGCAAGGCCTATCAACTCAACCGAATCCTCAATTGGTTGCCGGACTCCTTGAAGCCGCTTCGTAAGTGGCTGTCTTGGAGATTTCACGACCGGTTCGCCGCACATTTGCCGCGTTCCTACCATCTGCATCTCCAAAGAAGCTTGGGAGGTGTAGAAGCCCCAGCCTGGCACCGCGAGGTCGCGGACCTGGCTGAGGAGTATGTCGATCAGGTAACACCTGAGCACGCTTTCCTGATAGAGAAAGTTCTGTCAGGAGAGTCGACCCCTATGGATCGCCGTGTGCTAAGTAGCTTTGCTACGAATGCACGGGCGAGGGGCATTGAGCAAGACGCGATCCTTGATCACGTCCGCGACTTTTTGTCAAATGAGGAATTGACTAAAGCTATTACGGTCGAACAGTTACAAACTGTTATCGCGGTCGAGAATGATACATTCAAAGACTGGAACTTCCGTAAGAAGATGGCTGCTGCGTCAGCAGCCGGATTCATACCGATCAATGATGCCATTAATTTGATCGATAGACCGTACATATTCCGGGATATTTTATATCCGGATATGTCCGAAAAACACGGGTGTAACCCGCGTTCCTCGGCTTCGTACGAGCCGCTCCCTTGGGGCGTCCGTACAACACGGTTCGACAGACATGTCGAAATCCAGGTTCCAAGTACAGAGGTAACACCTCTGCGAGCCGATACAGCGCTGCGATTGGCCGACAGCGCATGCACCGGTTCATTCTTGGAGGTTCCCTCAACGGGTTTGCTAATCCCGAAGAGTGTAGTGTCGGTCGAAAGTAGACCCACGCTACAGACACCTTATAGGTGTTGAGAACCGTCCTTTTCTTAGTGAGAAGTTAATTCCACTCACCAAGTAGGATCGATTCCTA